TATGACTTTCGAGTACTTAAGAGCCAATCCTAAATCATTCGTCACAACAGATAGTATGATGTTTTCCATTAAGTTAAATATTACAACACATGATTCTACCACACAAACCAATTGACCATTACCTTTCCAGCTCATTGTGTCTCTATCAAGTTCTTGTGACACGCTATAAAAGGCGAAGTAACCATACTTAACTTCTCTCATCATGCTAATAATATCATCATTGGACCCCATGTTCAGCAGTTTGTACATGCATTCTAAGTCAAACAATGAAGGCACATCTTTTATCTTATCATAATTCATGCACAAGTATTGTTCTAGCGCATCGCCCTTTTTCTCAAAGGATAAAGGAGATGAAGAGATAATACAAAGGTCGTTGTTGATCAAAGAAATTATGCTCTTATCAGTCTTGTCGACTGGGATAATTTCAGATTCTGTTGTTGCTCCGTAACTGACATGATAACCAGGAAAATAACATCTGGTCTGAAGATTTTCCAACATTCTTTGAATAGTAGGAATCCCACTGAATGGCATCATCGCTGCCACTGTCCTTCTCCGTGGTGATATCATGCTTAGATGAGAATTCATGTCGTCTTCATTTTCGAAGGGACTATTCCTCAGAGACTCTTCTTTGCTGCATGATAACCATGGTATCAGCTTCGAATACTGACTTATGATTTTTTCACCTCTCGACATTGTCATATGCATGTCGCTGAACCAAACTGTTAGCAATGCTTGTCTTAAGTCACCAGTTGTTGAGAACTCAGAGCGGCTTATAGAAGTCTTGACATGAGACAGTGCCATGCTCTTTGAGTGGGTGATGTTCTTGAACGTTCGAGATAATGCTTTTTTACGCATCATTTCGTAAACAGACTCATAGACATCACTAGACGCGAAGGCATCTCTTAAATACTTAATTCTGTCATCTTTGTTGTATTCATTTTTTGAAAAGTCTTCTTTGATCCTCCTCAAATAATCTAAAGAAAAAAGTAAAGAATGTTTCTTATGTGTTAATTCATCAGATTTCTCAGTCCTTGTGTCGTTTATCATCACGGATCTATGAGACAAGCTATAATTTGCTATAGTGTAAGCTTTAGACACTGTCTGAAAAGAAAAGGACTCGGCTGACGATGGCTGAAGTGCTTTCCCAACTATTTTGATTATGCTTTCTTGCTTATTCCTAGACCTACGCAAATAAAAACTTTTCTCATTAATTTTCTCTCTCTCTTTAGAAATATCATATCCAAGGCTTTGTCGGAATCTCAAATATCTTTTGTCTGAACCAATTGTGACTGACCATCTAATTGTGGGTCTTCCCATCATTGACACATCATTAGACACTTTGCTAATGGCTGCTTCGCTATTATAGCAGTCTCTGGATTTCTTAATGCTTAGCCATAAAGCGAAGTCTAATCCGAACATACCACATGAGAGTTCTGGCTCATAAAGGAAGAACCCAACACTCATGCTTTTGAGGTCCACAATCTCATTCACAAATCTCTTGAACAACGGGTTAATCGACATACCAAGTGTGTTGTAAAACTGATGAGCTTGAAGAGTTTGTGCCAAGACTATTGTTGACAGTG